CGAGCAAGAGCATGATGCTCAAGATTAGAGAAAAAAGCCCGCATAAATAGCTTCTCCCTGACCCCCGGCTTCGGCTGGGGGTTTTACTTTGTGTCGGTCTTCTTTGCCTTGTCGAATGACCGCATGCCGCCAATACCCAGCATGCCGAACATCAGCGGCATCATCACCGACATGTCAGCCTGCGGGATTGCGACGCCAAACCCAGCCGCAATAGGCGACACCATATAGTTGATGCCCAGCGACAGGCCGCATATCCAGCCTATGAGGGGGCGCCAGCTCGCTTGGAACCAGTTGCCCTTGGCATCTGCCTTGAGAACCTCTATCTGCGCCAGAGCAAGCTCCTGAGCGTGTTTCTCGGCCATTGTAGCGAGATCGTGCGCCAGCTTATTCTTTGTGTCGGCGTCGGGGATAAACTTGTCGAGGATGCCGCTAACGGCCGGTATCAGTGCTGTAATCATTTCGCTTCGTGTCCCATCCAAACTGCAAACGCCCCCGTGGCGGCACCGACTATGGTGCTGACGAAAGCCGTCTGCTGTGTCGTCGCATCAGCTCCAAGCGACATAAACCAGTCACACACATTCCAAGCCATTACCGTAAAGGCGACCATCATTAACCTTGGTAATATCTTCCAGCGCAAAAAACGTTCCATCGTAATCTCAGCCATTGACCAAATTCCTCATGCGGCCGACTAAACGCTTTGCCCGGTTCGGGACCTGATCGTGCCAGCGGCTGTCGACCATCTGGTCGGCGGCCTCGTTCCAATTCCGTGCGTCGACTGCGGCTTTCATGTTCTTAAATTTGGACAGCCGGGGATACCCGAGGTTAAAGCACATGTTGGCGATCACGAGCTGCGCCTCTTCCGGCAGCTCGTCGAAGTCGTTGTACAGTCGGTGGCAGTCCTCGATCGTCACAAGTATGTCGAGGTCAAACGCCTTTCGCACGCGCTCTTCTGACACTGGCGTGCCGACTGCTTCACCGTGTTCCGGGTCGGCCTCTACTATCAGGTGGCCGATGCCAAACGTCGGCAGCCCGAGGTGGTCGAGGTAAATCTCGTACTTGCAGCCCTCGTCGTCGGCCAGCTCTTCGCGTAATCTGTCTTTGTTCATCGTCTCATTTCCCTGACAATTTCAATCGCCTTAAAAAATGACGCACGCTCCGCCTCAGCCTCATCAAATAGCTTGGCCGACACGCGCTTCGTATATTGGCGCACCGACCAGATTGGCAACCACAACGTGCGCCGATGTTCAGCGCCCACAAGGCATAATAGGTCATAGTCTTCCTCAGATGGTAAATGTTTAACCTTGCATCCACTGCTAAGCTGGAAATGGTACACCGGGCTGCGACGCCTCTCATTCTTAACCAAGTGGCTAGTCTTAACTTGTACGCGATAAAATTCATTGTCGTCACCCCAGCATACCAGATCGACTTTATCCTGCTGCGCCATCGAGACGCGATACCCAAACTGTAGCACAGCCGAGGCCGCGACGTACTCACCCATCAGGCCGGTGGCGGTGTGGCTTATCACGCTATCCCGATCGCGCTGGCTACCGACACCATAAAGAAAACGAATAGCCCAATCGCCATAGCCACGACCCCGGACACAATCAGCGCAGCCTTTAGCCCTTCCATCATCTCATCGTGTTTAATCTGAGCTTCCTTTCGCGCCTTCGCCGCTGCCTCTCTCTGCTCTTGGATACGCTTTTGCCGTTCGGCAAGTATTGAAGCCCAAGTGCCGTGTCCGAAGCGCAGGTCGCACATCGCCGCAACTTCCCTGAGCGCCTCTGCCGCAAGGCGTTGGTCAATGATCTCCTTTGCCACCGTATCAACACCAAACTGATCACCCAGCCTCACGCCTGATTTTTTCGACGCCTTCTTCTGAACCTCGTCCGACCCTTGAAACAGCGCGTCGATGTCAGACGCAATGGTCGAAATATCTTTAGCGGTGCCGATTGTGCTTTTGATGCCGTCGACCGCCGCCTTAACCAGCGCAATCCCGGCCAGCGCCTCTGCGACTACCATTAGGTCAGCCGCCCCGGCGTCAGTTGTTTGCATCTGTATTTTTGAGGCATGATGGCGCCCTTGTTTATCTGAGCTATAGCGTTGCCCATCTCATGCGCGCGGGATATGCAACGCTCGCGGTCTTTGTACGGGCCGCGCGTGTCGTGATACTCATAGCATTGTTCTGGCACTATGACGCTACAGGCTAAAACGATAACCTTAAACATTGCCTTGGATACGCTTGATGATTTTCTGGACAGTCTTGGTTTCGTAGATCCTGATCAACACATACGCGCCGGTAAACAGTGCAACAAAGTCAGGCACCATCGACATATACGCCGCAACCGTTCCAGTTCCAGCGGCAACGTCGAGAATGGCTTTGTTTTCCTCGTTCATATCTATGCATCCGGCCAGTCGTTGATGGGTGCGTTGCCGTCCTCTGGTGCGTCATACAGCTCCATAAACGCCGCGTGAGTAGTCACAGCGCTGATGGCGGCTTCTATGTCGTTAGACGCCTTTCTGACGTTGGCGCGAAAGGCCAATGTGTCGGCGTCGATGTCGGCGCCGTTCTCAGCGGAGCGCACAACCATCCAATCGGTGGGTGCCAGCAAGCCAGCCGCAGTCTCTTTGACCTGCGCGATTGCGTTGCTCTTTAAGCCCTTTGTGACGATTGTTTCACCGTCCACCGTTTCTGTCACATCGTCCAGAGCGCGTTCAACACCAGCCGCCCAATAGAAACGACTGTCAAAACTTGCGACAACAGGGTCGGCCTCATACACCAGACCGATTTCGGTTTTTACTTCATCGGATAATAGCATCCAGTTGGCGGGATGATGCCCCGCGTCTGATGACCAAGCGCGACCAGCGCGGATGACTTTACCGTTATATTTGTATGCCATAGTAATCTCCTATCTTGCGAGAGCGTATTTTTGTGGGGCAGAGCCGATGGCTACGAACACATAACGTATATTTGTTTCGTTAGTTTCGACATTCGAAGATCTAAATTTAAACCCGGCAGACGTAAAGTCTATCGCCCCTCTTGTAGTAACTTCACCAAGAGGGCTGTTTGGCTTCAATGTCGGAGTTGCGCTTGCAGCCAAATTGACAGGGTATCGTTCATCGTCAAAAATCATCCAGTCACGAGAGCCTGTTGATTTCACGATCAAAACTTTTGGAGTAAAACCACAATGTACATAACGTCCTTCAGCAAGACCGGTCCCAATATAGGTCCCAACCTTCTGATAGCCTTCAACACTATGGAAACATAGTGCTATCATTTCGTCTGTGCTTCCGTTCGATAAATTTGAGGTGCCTACAGAAAACACTTGGTTAGTTGGGTCTGTACTGTTAAATAAAGTAGCACCGCCGCTAGAGTTAGTGCTTAAATTAAAATACAAACGATTTCCTGCACCAATAGTTTTATTGTAAACAGGCCAGTCAGCAGTATCATCTCTGTTCTTTACAAGAATAAGCTGAGGGGCTTCACTCAAACCGTGACCAATAGTGGCGTTAGCACCTGTGCCAACCCAAGACACAATGCTGAACCCAGCATCGGGTGCCGCAGAAACGCTCGACGCTATACTTGGAACGCCAGAACTATATGTGTCGACGGCGATTGTTGATGCTGCCCCGCCAGCTTTCCAGTTCCACGATACATAAGTGTCACCAGAGCCGTTAGTTGCATCAAACGTACCATCTGAACCATCGTCAACAGTAAAGCCATCGCTATCAAATGATGTTAAGCCACCAAAACTTGCTGTTGAAATAGCAGAAGCATTTTCTGCGTCTGTACCATTACTACGCAACACATTGTCTGCGCCTCGCACACTGTCAAATAAAGCATGAGATGCTGTGCCATTTCTAGTTTTAATCCAAGTCCAGTCGGGTTGAAATCCAACGCCAGTGATTGCATTGGATGATGAGCCATCACCAGTATACAGCACCGTATTAAAGTAATCGTCAGACTGTTCACCGTCCCCGCTGTTCGGGCCGATGGCTGGTTCTGGCAGGTTGGCTGAACAGAGGGCTAAGAATGATGATGGTGGGGGATATTTGAATGTCGCAACGCCATTGGCGTCAGTTTCAGTACCAATATTTCCACCTGTTAAATTGCCATTAAACGAAGGGTTTTGACCAAAGTTAGCGTCCATCAACGGACTTGTTGAACCACCAGCCACATCACTAGAAGAAATAATAAAATTATATTCGTCAGTCAAACCAGTGAATGCGGCGTTTGTTGTTGTGCCAGCTTCAATCTCGCTTTGTGTTGCAGATGCTTGCCAAGTGCCGTTTTTGCTAAACCACATTGCACCGTTATCTAAGTCAAGCGCAATGCCTATAATGTCACCATCAGCAGTCCAAGTGTCGCCATAAGAAACATTTGAGTTATTTCTAAGATTGCCTGTCTGCGCCCACCAAACATATTTATTTGAATCACTGTACGATGCATTCTTGACAACAGCCTCAGATTTCATAATGCCAATCATTCGTTCAAAATTAGACGCACCAGCACCGTTGTTTCTTGCTTCAAAATACCATTTGCCGGATGAAACCGAAAATGTTGAGCCGGCAGTGCCAAAAGTGCTATTTGCTTTAACGAGAAGATTTCCTTCTTGTAGAGAAACATTATGTTTGTTCAATTCGTTCATTATCGGCCAGTTGTTATTCGGGCTGTCAGGAAATTGGTCCTCTGCCCCTAAATTATTTGATGTAAAATGGTTGCCCTGTCCTGAAACGTCTTTTCCTAAATCACTGCTATCAGCATAATCTAAATAAAATCCGTTAGTGCCATAGGTCAGCCCGGCGGTAGAGATGTTCTTTGGGACCCAAACCTCATTAACAGTCTCACCAAAATCACTCAAGTTACCGATGTATCCGTCAAGAAACACTGTTTCGGCTAAGTATCCGTTTATATATGTACTTGCGTTACTGCGTTTACCAATGTAAGTGGTGTGACCAGTTTGACCTAATTTAGCTAAAGCTGATAGACTGCCCGTGTCAGAATAATATAATCCCCCATTAACATAAATAAACAATTGATTATCGGCGGCATTCCAAGTCGTAAAAAAGTGATACCAAGCTGTCGTATCCCTTATTTCCGGCGTGCCAGTTTTGGTAACAACTCCACCTTGAACCCACTCTAGTTTCCCCGTTCCATTCTGAAAACCAAAACCATCAATACCACTACTTCCAGCACCAATAATATGATTAAAAGCTGCTACCCCCGCAGTGTTTCCTGTTTTTATCCACGTTGAAAAGGTGCGTTTGTTTGTATCTGTTGAAGTGCCAAAATTAGATTTGGAAAGATAAGCCGTAGAACCATCGAGCCGCAAAGACTGCCCAACGCTGTAACCGTAGAAACCACCGCCACCAGCCGCACCCACGTTACCGCCGCCAGCTATTCCGAATAAACTGCTCATGATACCGCCTTTAAGCTGGTGTGGATACGTTCAGGCTCCGCCCGATTTCAAACATGCTGGTTCCATCAGATAAGAACACCAGCACATCGCGGGCAGACGCGGTTGTGGTCAGAGTTGGCGCGGTGCCAGCCGCAAACTTGTAGACTGCGTTCCAAGTGCTGATCAGGCGAGTGCCAGTACCATCTTGAATGAGGCTTAACACATAAACGCCGCCGTCCTTCATATTGGTCGGGGCGTTAAATGTGCGATCTCCAGCAAGAGTAACGCTAGTCACCTGATTGGCTGATGCGTCCCAATCAATGCTTGCGCCGTCAGTCAGTGTTGTCGCATCAAAGTTCTGCGTCGCAGTAAATTCTTGCGCCACAGACAGGCCAGCGATTGTGGCGTCGGCATCCGGCACAGTCAGCACGCGGGTGTTGCCAGTGGTGACGTTTACCGCATCGAAGCGCACACGCTTGGTGTCGTCAGTCGGGTCAGATAGCGTGAACGTATCTTGTATGGCTGAGACGCCGTCGTTCATGTCGGCAAGGTGAGCCATAATCATGCGTAGCGCGTTGTTAACGTCACTCGGCACCATTGTGCCTTCGCCAAGGTCGATGCTATCGACGTCGGTGTTGTTAGCCGCGCTAACGTCATATTCAGAAATTTTCGTCTTAGCCATATCTATCTCCTAGTTATGCATTTAT